CAACGGGCACAGCCGTTAAAGAAGAACTGCGTACCATTGCTCGTGAGAATGACTTGGAGAACTTAGTCCGCAAGGTAGTCATGAGTTCACTCAGACACTCAGTTGCGTTCATTAGTGTTACCCAGGGCAACCCAGAGTTTAATGAGCCGGATGTTGTTATCTCTGGCTATCCCGCAACGGCCGCATCTGCTATCTGGTCAGACGCTAAGAAGCGCATTGAAGCGGCTCTTGTAGTGGTTGACGCTGAGTGGAACAAGATGCAGTCAATCAAGACTCCGACTCTTGTTTACGTCTTCACAGACGATACATTCATCACGCTTAGCTTGCTCGATGGTAGATGGTTTGCAACTGAAGAGTCACACTCAATGGGTCGCGTACCCGTTGAGCCTGTGGCATACCACTCAACGCTTGAGCGTCCGTTCGGCACTTCCCGTATTAGCCGCACGGTTATGAGCCTTGTTGATGATGCTCAGCGTGAGATTCTTAACATGAGCGCAACCGCTGCATTTGCTTCTGCTCCACAGAAGTATCTGCTTGGCGCTGATGCGAGCGTTGCTCAGAAGATTGCTGACTCACCTTTTGGTGCGTTTATTGGTTCAACGTTCATTGCAACGACAAACAAGAACAAGCAGATTCCAAATTATGGTCAGCTCCCACAGCTCACCATGCAGCCACACAGTGACTATATGAAGCTCTTGGCTTCTATGTTCTCAGACGCAACGAATGTTCCTCTTTCCTCGCTGAGCTTTACGTCTGCTAATCCAACTTCAGCAGATGCAATCATTGCTAACCAGGAAGACGCAATTATTGACATTACAAGTTACATTGCTTCTTGCAAGCGCTCTCTTGTAAACGTCTCTGCTATGGCTCTTGCGGTAAAGCATGATTTGGACTTCTACAGTGCCATGCGAGACAACGAGACAACGGCAGTATTTGCTAATCCGGAGACACCATCACCAGTCTCAATGTCTGATGCCATTACTAAGCAGGTATCGACCTTCCCATGGCTTGCGAGTTCCGATGTTCCACTGCGAGCTCTTGGCTATAAGGATGATGTTCTCACAGAACTTCAGGCTGACAGACGCAGGTTTGCTTCACAAGAGCTTGTCAAAGCGGCTTCACAGGGTGAGTAGTCATGAACATCAGCAAGAGAGAAATGGACGCATACCACGCAACGCTTACACGCTTGCAAGGCAGAGCACGTTCCAGTCTTGAGCGTCTCATCCAAGCGGGCTTGAAGATTAAGCCAGACATGGATGATGCTGAGTTTATTGAGCTAGTCAATAAGTCGATGATAAGCGTCACACTCACTTACGGTGATGCAGCCGGCTCGATTGCGCTTGACTTCTTCGATAAAACAAGTGGTGAGCATGCGAGTAACACAGACCTCGCAAATGTTCCGATGTTTGTAAACACCAAATACCGTGAGCAGATTGCGGAGTTTGCCGCACACAATGACATTAAGGCTTCAGAGTTCTTGGAGATGTGCGGCAACCTGCTTGAGAGCGAGGTATTGCAGCAAGCGAACAGGACCACAACAAACGCAGGCACACGTCATGGACTGAAGTTTGCACGCGTCCCACAGGGCAATGAGTGTGCGTTCTGCGCCCGCCTTGCCGCGAATGGTTTCTACTTCACCAAAGAAGGCGCAACAAGGCACTATCACAATCATTGTCGTTGCAAGGTTGTAGCGGGTAAGCCTGGAACACAGGTTGGCGGTTATAACCCAAAGGAATACTACGCAAAGTGGCTCGAATACCAAGAGCAACAGAAGCGCAAACAGCAAGAACAAGATACTGACTCTAATCAATCGGTGTAATCAACCAGCTGCACAGCTGGTTTTTTATTAGGTCCGCACGGACAGAAAGAAAGGGGCACAAGATGCCAGACACTACTGAGCAGGAGCAAGTACAAGAGACTACAGAGAAAGTCACAGAAGCTGCACAGCTTGATGAGACTGACACTGTCGACTATTGGAAAGCCCAAGCACGCAAATGGGAGAAGCGCTCTAAGGAAAACTCCAAAGCCACAGAGGAGCTTGCAGAAGCACAGAAACGTGCACAGGAAGCTGAAGATGCAGTAAAGGGCTATAAGACCCGTGAGGAACAAGCCTCGATGAAGAAAAAGATTGCGTCTGAGTTTAATGTGCCTGAGGAACTTGTTGTAGGTTCCACAGAAGAGGATATGCGCCAGTTTGCAGAAGTACTCGTCAAGCACCTAAAGCCTAAAGCAGGAGTAAAAGCTCCACACCCCGGCAAGTTCACTACCGAAGCAGGAGATAACTCCGCAAAGGTTGAACTTGCACGTCAATTATTTGGTAACTAAGAAAGGATTTAACAATGCCAGCAACAAACACTACTAACATTAAGCTCCCTGTTGAGATTGCAAAGGACCTTGTTTCCAAGGTTGCAGACACTTCCGTCATTCAGACTCTGTCTGCTTCTTCCCCTGCAATCTTTGCAAACCGCGCTTCCATCCTGTTCACTCAGGACCCAGAAGCTGAGATTGTCGGCGAGTCCACGCAGCACTCTTCTCAGACTGTCGGTCTGAAGCCAGTAGATCACACCATCAAGAAGCTCTCTGTCACTGTTCGTTTCTCCAATGAGGTCCAGTGGGCAGACGAGGACAGCCAGCTCCAGATTGTTGACGCAATCGTTGACAAGTCTGCTGCTGCACTTGGCCGTGGTCTTGACTACCTTGTTTTCCATGGTCTCAACCCTGCAACTGGTATGGCTGCAACCGGTCTGACCGCTCTGACTACTGGTGCAACCACTGTCACCGCAACCACTGACCCAGCTGCTGACCTCGATGCACTCGCTGACGCAGTTGACCCAGGCTACTCTATCTCTGGTATCGGTCTTTCCAAGGCTTACGCTTCCAGCCTGCGCAAGGTTCGTGTCAAGAACACCGGTCTGCGCATGTTCCCTGAGATTCCAATCAACCTCAACACTGGTGTAGTTGACGGCCTTGCAGCTGCAACCTCCAACACCGTCTCTGGTGCTCTTGCTAAGACTGCAACCAAGGTCCTTGCTGTTATGGGCGACTTTAACCTCATTAAGTGGGGCATTGTCCGCGACATCAACATTGAGACCATCGAGACTGGTGACCCAGATGGACTCGGCGACCTCAAGCGTCTTGGCCAGGTAGCTTACCGCGCAGAGGTTGTTTACTCTTACGCAGTCATTGACCCTAAGGGCTTCGCAGTTCTTAAGAGTGCTTAGTTATGGCGGGGCAGATTAAGCCCTTCGCAACTCTAAGCGACTTAAAAGCAATGTTTCCAACCCTAGAAGCAACAGATGAAGGGAGGGCAGAGAACCTGCTCTCCCTTATTTCTGCCGCTGTTTGCTCTCTCTGTGATGTTGAGTCTAAAGACCCAGCTGTTCTGAAGCTTGTTGTTTGTCAAGTGGCAATCCGAGTGCTTCAAGCTGGTTCAGAGACACCAATCGGAGTGCAGTCGCAGTCCTGGACTGCTTCACCTTTTGGTGGCTCTGTATCGTACTCAAATCCAACCGGAGATATTTACTTCACATCGTTTGAGAAGTCACTCCTTGGAGTCGATGAGGGGTACGCGATATTCGCAAACCCTCTTCCAAAGGAGGACTAATGAAGCCAACAATGACGCTTCTCGTAAAGGAGCGCACATCATCTGGTGCCGACCGATTTGGCAATGAGTCCTTTACGTACTCAGAGCCAATAAGTGTCCCCGGATGTCTCTTTGCGCCATTCCAGCCAAAAGACTTAGAAGTGAGTAGACCTGAAGGCGTTGAAGTCACAGCGACTGCTTACTTTCCTCGAGGTTGGGCAGAGCGTCTCAGACGTGCGCAGGTTAGTCCGGATGGCAAGCGTTGGTTCAACGTTGTCGGCGCTCCAGTTGACTTCCCAGAGCAGATGATTCCGAAGGGTTGGAGATGGAGCTGCTTAGTACCGCTTGGAGTTGTAGATGGCTAGGCAGTTCACGGCTTCTAATGCGGGCGGCACAGTCAAGATGATCTATAAGGCCAATAAGCTGACATCAATCTTGACTGGCTCTAGAACGCAGGAAGTCTTACGTAAGAGTGCAGAGAAGATACGAGCTCGTGCTGCTTCAATGTATGGCGCAAAGGACTATGGCGTAAAGGTCACAGTCGGCAAGAATCGTGCTCATGCGGTAGTTCACACAGCAAGCGTGCACGCAATTAACTCTAATGCTCTGCATAACACGCTGCAAAAGGCAGCTAGGGGGTAATTATGATATTCAGCTCAATGGAGCACGTCATCAAGTGGGCACATACCACAATCGGTCTACCTTGTTCGACCGAAGTACAGAAGAACACTCCAGATGAGTTCCTTCTTGTTGACCGAACAGGCGGCGAGATGGACTATCCGCATGATTCCCCTGAGTACACCATATCAATTTGGACGAAGAGCAGCGCACGCTCTGAGCAGATTGCTCATGAGTTGGCCATTGCTCTTAAAGTGACCCCGCCAACCGATAGAAACATTAATGCCGTCTTCACGCCAAACGTGTTTAGTTATGGCAAGCAGGAAGGCGACTTCGTTGTATGGCAGGTCACGTTTTCTATGTCAGTCAATATCAAAGACGAAAGGAATTAACTATGGCAGTTGACGCTTCCAAAGTACTTGTTGGCGCTCTCGACCAGGCTACTACTGGCGCTGTCCTGGACGCTCCTGTTGGTACCGCGCTTCCAACAGACTTGAACTCTGCTCTTAATGCCGCATTTAAGGACTCTGGTTATATCTCCAGCGATGGCATTTCTATGTCCACTGACTATTCCACTAAGGACATCACAGAAGCCAACGGCGCTTCTGTCCGCAAACTTCTTGAGAAGTTTGACGGCACAATTAAGTACACAGAGCTTGAGATGTCTGAGCGCTCGGCGACTCGCGCGTTTGGTAAAGAGTCTGTTACTGCAACCGCAGCGACCAATGCTCATGGTAATCAGCTAAAGATTGCTATCGGTGCAAGACTCCCAGAGGTTCGTTCTTGGGTGTTCAAGATGAAGGACGGCGCCGCAAAGATGATGATTATCGTTCCTCGCGGTCAGGCCATTCCGCCATCAGACACCAACTTCCAGTCTTCTGACGCTATCTCACTTGCAATTGAGATGCAGTGCCAGCCAGACGCACAGGGCAACAGTATCTATATTCTTACCGATGATGGAGTAGTGACTCGATAATGCTTAACTTCTCAACCTCTCATAAGACGCTTGATATTACCGTTGACGGTGCAGAGTGTCATATTCCTCTCCAGCTTACTCTTGCAGACATTGAGCGTGTTGGCATTCTTGAGAATGCTGAAGCTTCTAGCATGGAAGCAGTGAAGTGGTTCGTAAGCTTCTTGAAGCCTTATGTTGTTGAGGTTGAGAAGCTTAGTATTGATGATCTATCTTCCATTATGTCTGAGTGGAACAAAATGCGTGTTGAAGCTGGTGAGGTTGAAGCGGGGGAATAGTTTGGCTCTCGCAGGTGATTCTTGAGCATACCGGAGAGCTTGAATATGACCTTATGACACTCACAAGCTTCACATTAGATGACCTTGGAGAGCGCCTTACTTATAGGGCGCTCTTTTCTTTTATCAATAACTTGCCAAAAACTTCAGCACTTTGGAAGGCAACACATCCGGATGACATTGACTATGCGCTTTGGGAATCGCAAGAGATTGTTCCTCAACTTCTCGCAAGGCTCTCAGACCAGCTAAGCCAGCTGACGTGGATGTATTCCTCTGCTCACACAACCAAGAAGCAGCCTAAGCCTAAGCCACTCACGCGCCCTGGCGTTGAGAGCGCCAAAGAGGAGGTCTACGGCAAGGACCCAATCCCAATTAGTCAGTTCAATGACTGGTGGGACTCACACTAATTTAGGAGGTGAATATGGCTAACGCAGAAGTAGGTTCTGCTTACGTCTCTGTCATCCCCTCGACTAAAGGCTTTAATGAAGGTGTAGCAACAGCGGCGTTTGACGGCATGAAGACAGCTGCCTTGGGAGTTACAGCGGCAGTCGCTGCAATCGGTGCAACGATGATTGCTATCGGCAAACAGTCACTTGACGCGTATGCAAACTTTGAGCAGCTATCTGGTGGCGTTGAGAAGATTTTTGGCGAAGCATCGAGCCAAGTAATGGCTAATGCTCAAGCTGCCTATGCCGTTGCTGGTGTCTCGATGAACCAGTACATGGATCAGCTTAATAGCATGGGCGCAGCGCTTAAGCAGTCTTTTGGCGGCGATGTAGTCGCAGCTGCTCGTGCGGGCAACATGGCAATTACAGACATGGCTGACAATGCGTCAATCTTTGGCTCTAATCTCCAAGACATTCAGAACGCATATCAAGGCTTCAGCAAGCAGAACTACACCATGCTCGATAATCTTAAGCTCGGTAAACTTAAAAGACCACTAATTGCTGAGCATAAACCTCGTGAAAACGGTGAAACTCTTTTGGCCGCATAGGTAGAAAGACAATACCGTGCTAAGCCCCGGTATTACCCGGGGAAAGTGTAACGACTATCGAAAGCACGTGTTTAACACGGAAGTGAGTAGAGTACGGTCAAGCGACTGGAAGTGCGAGGGGGACCCAGTAAGGGTTTCAAGAGATAGTCTAATCTCTATGGTGACATAGAGCAGCCTTACGGCGGTTGCAGTCTAGCGAGCTGCAGCGAATATAAATGTATGGTGGCACAAAGCAAGAAATGGAGCGTCTTATTGCAGACGCTAACGCCTTTGAGAAGGCGCAGGGCCGTGCTGGTGACTTAACCATTGAGAAGTATGGCGATATTGTCCAGGCAATCCACGACATCCAGGAACAGCAAGGCATCATGGGTAACTCGGCTGAAGAAGCAGCAGAGACCATTCAAGGCTCTATTCAGATGATGCAGGCTTCCTGGGAGAACTGGTTGACGGCGCTTGGTGACCCCAACGGCGACATCGAAGGTATGTCTGAGAAGCTTCTGAAGTCTATTGGAACGGTTGCAAAGAACCTTATTCCAACAATCGTTCGTATTACCAAGGGACTTTTTAAGGCTCTACCAGACGTTGCAAAGGGTATCGGCGAAGAGCTTGGCAACATGCTTTCTGCTGTTGTTGAGAGCCTTGACTTTAAGTCTATTGCGTCTGGTATGTTCTCATCTTTTACGAGCGCAGCAAAGGCAACAGACCTCAAAGACCTTGGAGCTAGTGTTGCAGAGAAGTTGACAGGATCTATTGAGTCCTTCTTGTCTGACAACCAAGTTGCAATCGGTGACTTTATCGACACAACAGGCTTTGATGTCTATGGCGTTGCTGATTCTCTTGAGGGACTTATAAGCTCCATTGAAGACTTTGCTAAGGGCATTGGCGATTCCTTCAACAACATTATTGAGAACACAAGCGCCCTGGATGAAGTCAATGGTATCTTCAAGGCTAATATGGAGCAGGTATCGCTTGCTCTTGAGTTTTTTATGGACCTACTCTCGAACATTCTGAACGTGCTTACTCCATTTATTGAACCGCTCATGGAGCTTGGCGTTAGCGTGCTGCCACTTGTCCGTGGCGCAATGGAAGGCTTCAATGGCGTTCTCAGCTTCTTGATTGATACCATTAACGGTGTTTTCTATGTTTTACAGCCCCTCATCGACCAGATTGCAAAGGACCTCACAGCTTGCATCCAGTCTGTTAGCCCTCTCTTTAAGGACATGGGTGACGATATGTCCAATGCTGGTAGTGACGCAGCTAGCTTTGGCGTTACTGTTCGTGAGATTTGTGGCGGTCTGAGACCCGTTATCGAGGGACTAGCAACGGTTGTTCACAATGGTATGGCGGGTATTGCAGCGGCGCTTTCAATCGGTACAGCGGCATTCCTTGCATGGAAGGACTTCTGTTACTCGATTGGTGACGGCATCAAGAGCAACTTCAACAACATGGTTAGCTTTATTTCTGGCATTCCTGGCAGGATTAAGAGCTTCTTTGCTGGCCTTGTTATTCAGTTGCCGCACATCAAGCTGCCACACTTTAACATCTCTGGCTCTTTCTCGATTGCTCCACCTTCCGTTCCACATCTCAGTATTGACTGGTACGAAGAGGGCGGCATTCTGACTAAGCCAACGATGTTTGGAATGAATGGCACACGTCCAATGGTTGGCGGTGAAGCAGGTCCAGAAGCAATTCTTCCAATCGACAACATCAAGGGTTACATGGTTGACGCAATGAATGAGTCTAACCATGAGAGCGCTGTGGTTGCTGAGATTAGGAATATGCGTGAGGACCTTAAGAACATGAAACTTTACATGGATGCCAGGCTTGTTGGCGGTGTCGTATCTCCATACGTTGACGCTAACCTGGGTGCTTACAAGGTGGTGGCAAGCCGATGAACTTAGAGATGTATGTAGATGGCACACCGCTTTGTGAGACATTCAACATGATCATGACAGACTATGTTGATACACCACCTGCACCAAAGACCATGCAAGTCACTATTCCTGGAGCAGATGGCGTTTTAGACCTCTCTGAGTGGTTCGCTCACCGTCCTCTTTTTGGTAAGCGCACAATCGAGTTTACGTGTTATCCAAACGCCGCTCTTGATTGGTTAGAGATTGAGCAATCGCTTACTAAGCTACGTAACTTCCTGCATGGCAGAGCGTATGACTTCAAGTTGTCCTGGGATGAAGGTTACACCTACCACGGGCGCTTCGAGGTTGATACCCAGAAGATGTTTATGCAAGGCGTTGCGCTCAAAGTAAAGGTTGTTTGCGAGCCTTACAAGAGCAAGGGCATTGTCGAGTATTTGCTCAACGGCGAGCTTGGCAAATCGTACGTTGTTGACGGTCCTGCTCATGACGCTTTAGCGGTTATTACCACGCAAGCAAGCGCAATCGTAAACATCAACGGTACGAGCTTCTTCTTAAGCCCCGGCGTATGGTCGAGCGATGCAGCACGTCTTCACAACGGCAAGAACACAATCACAGTGAACACCACACCTGACTACGGTACAGCCTTATGGCGTGACTATACAGGTGATAAGTGGAATCGCTTTGACGGGCTCACGCTTAGCTACCTTGCAAGAGCAGGCCAGAACAGGCTCAAAAGCCTTAAATGGCAGGCTTACACAGGCAAGACGTGGGAGAGCGTACGTGGCGCATGGCAAAACAACATGTATGTTGGCGACAACGAGAACCATCCAGGCAATGACGTATCACTCAAGTTCGAGTGGAAGGATATCTAAATGAGCACTAAAACAGCAAGGCTTGGACTTACAAAGCCAGATGTGACAGATGATGTCACTCAGACTATTAAGGACTTGGCCAAGAACTTCGACCTGCTGGATGCTATGTATCCAGTGGGAATTATTATTCAACTAACCAAGCCAACTGACCCCGCAACGTTTTTGGGTGGCACATGGCAGGCTTTGAACGGCGTGTTCCTCCTGGCTCAGTCGCAGAAGTTCCCCGCTGGCTCAACGGGCGGCGAGGATACTCACACGCTGACCATCAACGAGATGCCAAGCCACAGCCACGACACCTCCATGCACTACGGTACAGACAATGGTGGCGGCAATCAGTGGACTGCACGTTCGGCGGACACTTACACCAATTACCGCTTCCAGGTTGATGCGGTCGGCGGTGGCCAGCCACATAACAACATGCCACCATATCGCGCTATCTATATGTGGGAGAGGGTGGCTTAAATGTACATCTTGAAGTATGCAGGTAGTGTGCTTCATGACCCACGTACAGACGTTCAAATCTCAGCTGGCAGCTTAAAGGAAGAGTCGGGACAATCCCCGGCTCTTTCTCTTACTATCCAGCCAACACATCCACTCTGGGACAGCTTTACCCGTGACACAGTAATGCTTCCCAGCAGAGAGGTTGAGCTGGTCGAGTTTGAGACTGGCATTGTACTCTTCCGTGGTCGTGTCAGAGCAGTCTCAATGGAGTTTGACGGTAGTAAGAAGCTGACATGCGAGGGTGCGATGGCATACCTCAACGACACAACCGTTAGACCTTACAAGACCTATGACACTGATGAGATTGAGTGTGACATCAATGCACCTGCTGAAGCTAACAAGTTATTTGAGTGGTTCATCGAGCAGCATAACGCACACGTTATGAATGCGTGCGAGAAGTTCATAATTGGCGTTAATGCTGGCGCGAATTATGGCAAGCTGCAACGCGGTACAGGCACACGCCCTGCAACGCTCAAAGAGATGCGTGACAAGCTTGAAAAAGCGTGCGGTGGCTGGCTGCGCGTGAGGTATGACGCAACAGGATCTATTATCGACTGGCTACCAGATACGGGCGCAGCAGAAGCTACTCAGAGAGTAGAGCTTGGCAGCAATCTTCTTGACCTCGACACACAAGTAGATGGCAAGGACATCTACACGGCCATTGTCCCAGTCGGTAAAACTGGCAAAGGTAGTGACGAGCACAAAGTCAACGTATCAGCTGAGACTGCTTATGTTCCTTTCGGCTTTGCAATCCAGGGAGATGCAGTCATTGACATGGCAGCGGTCGAGAAGTATGGACTTATTGAGAAGACGATGTCCTACGACTTGGATAAACCGCAAGCACTTGCTGACAAGGCTGTTGCTGACCTTGCGGCAGGCAAGCTTGATGATTCTATTGAGGTATCGGCGTTTGACTTGCACAACCTTAATGAACAGACGTTGCCTATTGATTTCCTAGACCGCGTATTCGTCAAGAGTGGGCCACACGGCATCGAGCGTTACATGATTTGTTCAGGTCGCACCATTAACCTCACTAACCCAACCGCAACTCAGTACAAGCTTGGCGCAATTACCGCAACGCTGACAAAGGGAGCCACGAGCTCACAAGAGTCTGCGCAGGAAAGCATTGCAAAGCGTGTTACTTCTCTCTCTAACGCAACAAGGAATATTGCTAAAGACGCAGCAACAACAACTATCAAAGTTGCAGCCGTTGAGGAAAAAGCGGTAGCGGTTGAGAAGAAAGCCGATGCAGCCACAGAGAAGATTGCTGACGTAGCAACCACAGCAACGGCGGCGGCCGAGAAGGTTGAGACTGTCGCGGCTAAAGCTGAGAAGGCAGCGGAGGAAGTGAGCCATGTAGCCACGGATGCAAAGAACGCAACAACGGCAGCAAAGGAGGCAAAGACTATGTCAACAGAAGCAAGCAATAAAGCGGCAGAGGTGAAGGCAACGGTTGATGATATGGCAAACGCCTTCTCGCATGATGACCGCGGAGCTTATGTTGGTGATAAGACTAAACAGTTTGTATGGGTTAATAAAGACGGCGTTTGGCTTATGGACGGTAAAACCCTCAACGCATCTTTTACAAGTAAAAGGGCAAGTCTTGCAGGGGACAAGCTAATTATTGACGCAGACCAGACTGTTCTAAGTGGTCTTTCAGGCGGCGAGCAAAAAGGCACTCTACTTAGTTCCGACAATGTTGGATTTAATGCAAAAGATACTGTGATGTTAGCTGGCAATCAGATGCTTGCAATGATTGGTGCCAACAACATCCTTATCAATGACAAGGGTCTGCAGATATCTAAGAATTTCATCAGCAATAATTACACAAAGATTGATGACCTTGTCAAACTTCTGAAGTTCGTACCTTGGACTGACCTAGTCAACAACTCTTCCGTGCGTGTTCGTTATTGCGTTCGTGGCGGCGTGATGTATCTTGATTGCTTCTTGACTGGTGGATATCCAACATACACAACCACGGCACAGATTCCTAGTGACCTACTTCCATCGAAGGCTGCATATCACTCACTTGGTACGCAGAACAGCAATAACACCGCCAAGATTTGGCTGGGTGCGGCTGGCGGCGGAGACGGTCGTGTGTACTTCTACAACTATGACAGCGGTTATTGCTCTGGCGTCATTCCTATCATTCCGAAGAGTCTCGAGTAGGAGGTGACGGTATGAACCCACTAACATTCGAGCAAATAATTGCGACTGTCTCATTTTTGGGCATGATGGTCTCTCTCATCAATGGCGCGCGTGCGATGACTAGAGCAAGCAACGAAGATGCGATGCGACTGGTACGCATTGAAGAAGGCGTGAAGCAGCTCAAGGGTGACGCAGAAGATAGCCAGAAAGCGTTTGCGGCTTACATGGCACGCACGGATGAGGTTATTTCAACGCTCAAAGAAAACATCGCCCATCACGATACCCGCTTGGCAGTGGTTGAGGATGTGACCCGTACACAGGCGGGACGGCTAGAGCGCCTAGAACAGGCGAGTACACACTAATTCTGATTTAAGGAGATTCATATGATTAACTGGAAAGTACGTCTTCACAACCCCGCGTGGTGGCTGGGTATGGCTGGAATTGTCATGAGTCCTATCCTGGCATACCTCGGACTGGCATACTCTGACCTTACCACTTGGGGCAGCCTTGCTGATGTATTCGTGAAGTTCATCAGCAACCCATACCTTATTGGCACCGTGGTTGTTGCCGTCTTGGGTGCAATTGGTGTCACGGTTGACCCAACCACAAAGGGACTAAGCGATTCTGCACGTGCAATGACCTATGTACAGCCTTCTGAGCGTCCTGCAAGTTATATGACAGGCAACGCTGAACCAACTAACACACAGCCAAAAGAAGAGCCACAGAATGGAGCTGATAATGCTTAGGGGCATTGATGTTAGCGGATACCAGTCATTGGGTGCGAGCTACTCGCACCCTAATGTCGAGACCGCATATAGTGGTTCTGATTTCGTTATAGCTAAGGCTACCCAGGGCACCCAACCAATGAACCGCTACATGACCGCACAGCTTCAGCGTGCTTTAGCAGATGGCAAGCTTATTGGTGTCTACCACTACGCTGAAGGTGGCTCACCTGTAGCAGAAGCTGACGCATTTGTTGCGTGCGTGTCCAGCTATATTGGTAAGGCTCTTCTATGCCTGGACTGGGAAAACGGTGACAATGACGCATGGGGTTCAACAGTATGGGCTAGACAGTTCGTTGACCGCGTCTACGCTAAGACTGGCATCTATCCTGTCGTATACACCTACCCTGCTGGACGCTCGCAGGTAGCGTCTTGTGCCGATGTATCGCGTCTGTGGATTGCAGGTTATCCAGACAACAGATTCTCGTGGGAATTGCCCGCCATGATCTACAACACTGGCGCGTGGAGCGATTGGACCATTTGGCAATACTCTAGCGCGGGCGGTACCGTTGACCTCGATGTCGCAAAGCTCACTTATGCAGAATGGGAGCAGCTTGCACAGGGTGAGTCCAACTTTGAGCCACATTGGGTTAAGAATGCAACTGGCTGGTGGTATGCAACCAGTCCTAGTGCTTACTACTACAGCCAGTGGGCGTTTATCAATGGGTCCTGGTACTACTTTGACGCGCGAGGATATGCAGTCACAGGCTGGTTCTTTGATGGCTCTGACTGGTTCTATCTCTGTCCAGAGGAAGGACCTCAAGAGTGCGCTATGCTGACAGGCTTCCAGCACATTGGTAGCTACAATTACTACTTTGCCAATGACGGTCGCATGGCAACAGGTATCTTTGATGCTGAAGGCAAGAAGTATCTTGCTTCTGAGAATGGCAACCTGCTCCCTGCTGGAGTTCACGTTCATAATGACCACGCTTATGCAGTCAACGCAGATGGCTCTGTCCAGGCTGACAGTACCGTGCAAGTAGACACGGATGAAGCTGGTCGATTGACTTCATTGCACTAGCACACAACCCCTTCCGCTATGGCGGGAGGGGTTCTTTTTTTATGCCAATTTGGTATAATTGGGCTACAAGAAAAAAGAGCGGGACAGCTGTTTTTATCTGCTCTTTTATACGGGCTGTGTACAGTGCATAGCCCTAATTTTTTACGCCAAAAAATTTCTAAAAATTTCTAAAATTCTGCTTGACTTAGTCCCGCAAGGGGACTATATTATATACAACAAGAGGGAGACAGGAGGTCACACCTCAGCCCAGAGAAGGGGAACAGAAATGAAATTCACCAAAACTTCCGCAAAGCAGCTTACAGAGTTCATGTCAATCATGGATAAAGATGGATGCGTTCCATCTAGCGAGTGGGTCAGCGGTCGCTACTCAACCAAGCACACAAAAGCACTCCCGCCATTCGTTATAAGATTTGAGCGCAAAGAGTACAGCAAGACTAACCTTCCAAAGAATGGCACTCCAGAGCGCACCGCTTACTGGTACTTCAAGGAGAACACCCGCCGTCGTGTGGTTCTTGTACTCGACAAACAAGCAGCAATGAACTTCTTCTTTGAAGCTGCAAAGGGCAAGGAGTTCTAATAAAGCAAGACAGCCCC